TGGGGTCAGCCGCCCGAATGCACTTATTGGTGGTCACGGGGGAGGTGGTGAGATTGCCTCGCAGCCCCCTCCCAACAGCCACCGATAAGGTTGCACTGTTAGCAATTCCACGCACTTCACACAGGTCTGCATAGGCTGTGGCACCGTTCCAGCCGTCTACAAAAGTCAGTCCTGATGTAACTCCAGCCGCCCAGTTGTCGCCGTCAGAGGAGTAGATTGGGATGACATTCTGCGGGGATCGCTGTCCCATTGTGCCAAGAAAACCAAAGAACTTCCCGTTGAGGAAAGACATGGGCTGGACCCCGGGGACGGCACCGGCGTTCGTTGGAGTGCCTACGAACGCAACCGCTGTCCCAAGTCTGTACGTCAATGCGGTCTGGGGGGACCAGTTGATTCCGTCAGGGCTTGTGTGCGGAATTGCCTTATTGATTGGAGGGCTGTAGTTGGCATTGTAGAGGTGCTGAATCCCAGCCCACGTTCCATTGCCGTATGTCGGGGTGTTGTTCAGTTCTACTGAACTGCCCCGCCAAGTGATGCCGTTGTCATCAGATGTAGACCCGCCGTATCCAGAGAACAGGCTGTCGCCGTGCCCAAGGCGAGCGGGTGCCTTTAGGCTTGCAGCCCTCCATGTCGAGCCCGGGATGCTGGGCAAAACGGTCAGGTCAGACAAGAGCGAGTAGACCGGCCCCAAGGTGGCAGTGGTGGCCTTGCATCGGTAGGTCTTGCCGTTGTCCGCAAGGGCAGCAGTGAACTTGAGCGACTGGCCGGGGCTAACGTCGGTCCAGTTGGTGCCGTCTGTGGTCACCTCCCACATATAGACAATGGGCGTTTCGGTGGACTGAGCATTGGCATAGAGGGTGACTTCATCCCCAACGTAGGCATTCTTGTCTGCCGGGGATGACACGAAGGTGAGGGTGTCAGTGCCCCCGCCGCCAGTGCTTGGCAGGACGAGATTCAAAGTTTGGTTTGGTGGTGTGCCCGTGATCGTTGCCATCGGGACCGGCCCGGTGGTTACTGATCCGATAACGAGGGAGTAGGGCTCCGCAGCGGGGCCGACCGCACCTGCCGGACCAGAAGGCCCCTGAGGACCCACGGGCCCAGCCACCCCCGGCTCTGCCTGATAACCAAGCTCCATGTAGGTGCTGATGCCGTCACCGATCTTCCACTTGCCGGTATCGGACTCATAGGCAGTAGCACCCATCTCAAGGACGGGGTTGTCCAATGCCCACTCCACAGATGTCCTGCTAGGCATCCTGAGGGTGGAGTACGAGGGGCACCCACAGCCATACGGGTAGGCGTTGGGGACTTGATTGCAGGAACTGGGGGTGAAGCTCATGGCAGGTCCTTAGGTTGGCAGCTTGTCTTCTTTTGTGGGCGCATCGCTCGTAGGCAGGCCAACAGCCTCGCGTTCGGCATCACACGCCTCTCTAACTTCAGTGAGAGCGGCATCTTGTTCAGCAGCAATCTTTGCCTCTTCTTCGCGCAGGGCCTCCATGTCGGAATTAACGCGCTCCATGTAGTCTGTTGCCATCTTGTCTTGGGCCTGCAACTCTGCCTGCATCTCGGCCTCCCGCTTGGCCTGTTCGGCTGCGCTGGTGTCGATGACGGGCTCGGCTACAGTGTCTGTCACTACTTCGTTTTCAGTTGTCATGGTGGTTCCTAGAAGGCGGCGAGGGCGACACGCTTCCACCCGGAAGCCACTCTTACATAAAGAAAATTCTCATCCCACCTCATTGATCCAGCCACCCCTGCGGCGGCTGAGTTGGCCGGGGTGAATGCGGTGCTGCCAACGACGGCAGAAGATGGGATAGACGCAGATGAAAACGAATGGGCCGTCCCGGTGGATGTGATGTTACCGACAACCTCAAGAGTGCTGCGGAGCTTGGTTGCGCCACCAACCTCTAGGGCGACGGTCGGGGTAGACCAGCCTATGCCAACATTACTCTTGAAGTAGGAGTCGGCATCCCCCTGAAACTGCACGGCATACGAGCCAGCCGCTTTCGGGACATCTACATAGAGGCCGCAGTTGCGGGTGCCGCCGCTGACAATAGCTTGCAGGCCAAAGTTCTGCGTAGCGGTGGCGGTGACGTTGCCGCTGACCCCAATGCCCGTGCTAACCGTGCCGGTAACTTGTCCGATCACTCCATATACACCGCCAGAGGTTGCGGACGTACCGACACCGGCCCCGCAAAGCCCAATGGCCGTAACGCTGTCGCCCGCCGTGACGGCTGATTTAACTTGGGTATCGGTGACGATGAAGTCGCCACCAGAGGCGGATAGGGTGCCGGTAACGGTGGTGTCACCAGAGGCGGTGACGGAAAAGTTCTTCCCGTCGCAAATAAAAGTGTCAGTATTGATGGTGCAAGTGCGGCCTGCTGCGGCATTAGTAAGGCTTATAGCTGTGTTGGGCGCACCGGCTGCATATCCAACTGTCGTGAACGCTATAACGCTCTCAAAGTACCCGTCAGGGGTTTCGGGGCTGGTGGCAGCCAACGCAATCTGAGCGGTTATCCGGTCATTACTGCCGTTGCTGGGCTTGGTTTGCCAGCGAATAACGCCCATGCTGGTGTTTGCGGCTACTGGGGCTGGGGCGGCAACGGTTCCTGCCTTGCGGCGAAAGGTCAGTCCGGTCGTGCCAGATGCTCCGACGTTGTAGGTTTCAATAAACGCTGATCCGCCTTCACGAACAGCGTGCAGGACGGTTCCGGGCTGGATGGCCGTAGCCGGTGGGGTCATCGTCGCACCAGCCGTAACGGCCAGCGGGCCGGTCATCGTGTCGCCAGCTACCTCGACGTACTTTGCGTTCAGGTCAGCTTGAGCAACAAGCACCTTGCCATCAGTGCCCAGCTTGGCGACGTTGCCTGCATCCGCAGAAACAGCGGTCGGCCCCTCTGGACCCTGAGGTCCTTGGAGGTCACGCCAAGTTATTCCGTCCCAAATCTTTGTCGTTGCCATGCTGCCTGTCTCGTTTGGTGTGCCGCCTCCAACAGGGGCAAGGGCATAATCCCCTTAGTGTGCCCCTCCTCTTTGTGCCATTACGGGACCAACCAGATAGCTCCCTCACGGATCGGAGTGGGCTCTGCTGTTTGGTTATAGACCTCGCTGTTAAGCCCATCGGCACCGTCAGCACCGGCAACACCGTCACTGCCAGTCGGGCCAGCGGGACCCTGAACACCGGCAACACCTTGGATACCCTGCTCGCCTTGGGGGCCCGCTGGGCCAGCCAAGCCCTGAATACCCTGAGGACCTTGGATCGAACCACCGCTCACCCATGTGCTAGTCGCAGCGTCATAGACCCAGAACGAGTCATCGGCCTGAACGATGTAGCTGTCACCTTGGGCTGCACCTGAGGGAAGATCACCTTCAGTCGGGACCTCGCCCTTGAAATTGATGCCCAAACCGGCAACACCTTGGATACCCTGAATACCCTGAGGGCCTTCGGGACCCGCAGGTCCGACCTCACCTTGGATACCTTGAATGCCTTGCTCGCCAGCGGGACCGGCAGCACCATCGGCACCAGTGGGGCCAGCCACGCCGTCACTGCCCGCTGGACCCGCTGGGCCAATCGGACCTTCCGGCCCCTGCAACGAAACCCACTGAACCCCGTCCCAAATTCTAACGTCAGCCATGGTTCTTCTTCCTTTCAATATCACTGAGGGTTGGGTACTTCTTCAAACTATCCAGAGTTGGATACTTCTTCTTCTCAAGGCGAATAACCTTGGTGTTTTTCTCAGGGGTCTTCACAATCGGAGGCTCCTCAATCCAGAAGTCACCTTCACGGTTTGGCTGTGGTTCAGTGAGTTGAACAAAGACGCTGACCGAATCACCGGCTGGACCAACAGGACCAACGGGCCCCTGTGGACCTGAAGCCCCGCCGCCGCCGGAAAGCGGCTGCCACTGTTTACCGTCCCAGTAATAAGCTGCATTTGCCATGGACTAAGGCCGGGGAGTGATGAAGAAGTTGATGGTGCGGCGATCTCGCCCCGGCACGTTGGACATATCTTCAAGGGTGCAGTCGAGCTTGGAGTAGCCGTTTGCCACCCATGTTTTGTTGAACACGCGGCCCGTATACCCGTCCCTTGGCATCTGGACGCACCTGAACATAAATGCGTCTTCTGGGTCTTCTGGGGCACCGATCTTGGCAGTGAACTTCACCTCGTAGTTGGGCAGATACTCAATGGTGATGTCATAGAGGTAGGGGGGCTCGGCAGCGACCGGCTCTTCCCAAACCACCTTCCATGCTCCACCGGCTAGAACAGACACCCGCTTGGGCTGTTGCCATGCACCATTGACCAGCACACCTTTGGGGGTGGCTGCTTTCCAAACATTGGCGTTCAAGACTTTCATGGTCATGGTCAATACTCAACAAACAGAGTGCCAGCGGACAGGCCGGTAACAGCGGGAGCGGCACCACCAGCAGCCTGAGCAATCACTCGCCCATCTACATAGTCCTTGCGGGTCAGGTGACTGGCTGCCGTAGGGGCTGCAACGGTGGACTCCAAGTTCGCGGAAACGGACACCACGCCAGAGACATTGGTAATGGTGGGGCCTGCACTGCCAAACCGAATGGCTGCGCCGGTTGCCTTCACCTCCAGCAGCACCACCGCCGCGACACTGGTAGTGGTCACAAGCAGCAAGTTGGAGTTGACATTTCTGACCGCCCAGCCACCGCTGGAGCCAAAGATGTTGTAGGTCGAGGCCCAAGTCATCGTGTTGACTGCGGTCGGGGCAACGATGGTCCCCGTCATGGTCCCGCCAGCCAGCTTCAGGAAAGTCGTGCTTCCTGAGACAGCCCCGTCAACGTACTTCTTGTTGGTGAGGTCGTTGTCTACGGCGGGGACAAACGGGGTCTGTGGGTTGCCGCCCAAGAACTGAACAACAGCCGTGTCTGGAGCAGCAACAAACGCTTGCTTCCCACCCGGCATATACAGCCGGTAATAGGAGCCGTCGTAGTAGGTGTAAACGTCTGACCCATTGAAGTTCGTGGCCCCAGTAAATGCGGAATACCGGAGGGGGCCGTTCATGACATCCCCTGCCTTGTTGACATAGTTGCCAGCAAGGGAAGCCGTGCAAACTCCATTGGCATCAATCGCCAGCCCGTTGCCAATCTTGATGCCACCCAGAACAGTCGCACTGGCTTTTGGCAGCAGGTATTCACTGCCAGCACTTGCACTGATGGTGCCGTCAGCCTCAACCGTTATGCCAGCCCCGATCTTCACACCACCAAGAACAGTGGCAGTGGCGATAGCGGTAGGGCCAGCGGGACCGACTTCACCCTGCGGCCCAGCAACACCCGGGATTCCCTGATCTCCCTGCGGGCCAGCAGCCCCGGGCTCGCCTTGAATGCCTTGGATGCCTTGAGGTCCTTCCACGCCCTGAGGGCCTTGCACTGGACCGGAGTCAATCCACGCCACCTGCTCGTCATCCCAGACATACCCTCTTGCGGGCACGGGATCGGCAACAACATAGAGGTCGCCTTGGGTGCCGTACTCTGGAAGGTCGGCTTGTGTAGGAACCGTGCCTACATACTTGATGCCAAGACCTGCTGGACCCTGAATGCCCTGCTGGCCTTGAACGCCGGGTTCGCCCTGAATTCCCTGCTCACCTTGGATGCCTTGTGGTCCCGGCTCACCGGGTTCACCTTGAACTCCTTGAACGCCGGGTTCGCCCTGTGGGCCTGCGGGGCCAATCTCGCCCTGAATGCCTTGGGCTCCAGCTTCCCCTTGGATGCCGGGTTCCCCGGGCAAGCCGTCTGAGCCACGGGGAATCTTGAATGCCAAGAGGGCTTTGCTCTCGTTACCGACATTGACCACTTCCGCTGGCAGGCCGGGGTCAATGGTGGTTGTTTCTGCGACCTCAATGGTGGCAGCTAGACCGGGCTCACCCTGAGGGCCGGGTTCACCAGTGCCGCCGGGAACGTCGGGAGCGTTGGGCTGAATCCAGATGTCACCGATGTTGGGCGGGGGAGGGGGAGTAGTCTCCGAGACAATGTGCATACCGTCCGTACCGCCACCGCCGCCACCAGCGATGGGTTCCCACGCAGTCCCGGTCCAGTAGTAGAGAAGCGATGCCATCAGTCTGCCTTTTCCTTCGGGGTGGCTTCACTGTCCGTCAGTTCCAGAATCTTCTTCAGGACCTTGACGGCCACTTTTACGATCTTCTTGGGGGGAACTGCTGCCTCGTCTTTGACCGGCTCTTCTTTGTCTGTCATGGCTAGCCCTCAATTACTGGGAGGATGTATCTCTTGCCACCGACAATCGCGTAGATGCCGCCAGCTATCGGGGTGCCTTGGATGCTGGAGCCGTCTTCTTTGGTGGTCACTGGCTGATCTGAGTAGTGCAGCAGTGACGGCTGGTACTTGGACGGGGAGACACCTACCACCTCCATGAGGGGCAGCAAGAGCCTCTTCCCGCCCACAGTTACAGGCACGGCAGCCACAAAGCCTTGGGCAGCTTGCGGGGCTGGCAGTAACGGGTGGAGATAGCGGGGTGGGTTGGCGTGAGAAAATGCCTTGGGTGCGACATCCGGGTCAGGGCAAATCCACAGGTCACCAACGTCCTCGCCGGGGGGTGGCTTGGTGTTGGAAACAATGTGCTGGTCGGAGTCACCGGCACCAAACTCAAGCCATGGAAGCTGGCTCCACTTAACCCACCCGTCACCAATCTTGAGCATTCTGGCTGGGTCTGTGGACCCTATGACGTACCCGAACTCACCCGATGCAAGGATCGGATCGTTCTTCAGCCAGTTGGCCTCGGTATCCTGCCGGACCCTGATACGCTGGTAGCCACGCTCTTCAGAGGAGCAGTTGGAATGCGTAGATGGTGCTGTCGGTACACACGCCATAATAAGGGCTCCTACGTCATTTATGTACGAGCATCACCGTCAACGTGCAGGCTTCTTCCATTTGGGCGCGTGCTTTTCTTTGACCTTTATCAAGGCGTCCTGCATTGAGAGCTTGGGGTTCTTGGCGATTTCCTTCTTTGCTAGCTCCTTGGCGATTCGCGGGTTTAGGTCGTGCCTGATAGGGGGAAGCTCCATAGCCTCCATGTTTACTAGCCCAGAAACATTAAGATTCCGGTCTTTTGCGACCTGCCGGACATCTGACAAGTCAGACACCCAAGCCCTAGGATCGCAATGGCCAAGTTTGTTTGCCAAGCCGCTTACATATTGTTTCCCTGAAATGTTGATGCCTGCCGCCTTGGCCTCTCGGATCATCTTCTTGGCTTGTCGAGCGGGGAGTTCGTCCCACTGATTGCCAGCGAGGCGTCCCTCTTGGAAGGCTCGGTCGGTGCCCTTGGTGCCCGGGGGCTGCTGCAAAGCCACCATGGCTGCCCACCTCTCCCCGTAGCCCATAGCAAGCACCTTGACGTAGTGCTGCTGAACATGGGCAGGGGCGTTCAGGATTTCCTGCGGCATGAAGTTTTTCATCCCATCATCTCCGGTGGCATCTGGGGCATCTCTTCAGGAGCCGCCCCCCCGCCGCTTTGTGGCCCGGGTTGATTCCCTTCTTCGCTGGCTGGAGGTCCAGACGGAGGGCCGGGTGGCGGCGGCGGGGGAGGTGGCGGCTGAACCAAGTAGTTCTTGGGGTCGATGTCGAGCGATCTGGCCCAGTCGGTGATGAGAGCGTTGAGCGGATCAACCTGACCCATTGGGACAAGGCCTTGCAGGATCGGGCCAAGCGTCTGCATGGCCATCTGCATCTGCTCTACCCTGCCTGCCTTGTTGGGCTTGCGGGCAGAACCAGCTTCGATCCTGTAGTCGAACTCACGGGCGAGACCATGAACGTCCATTTGCTGAATCAGGCTGTTCCAGACCTCGGCACCCAGCGGACCAAGGATGGGAGCAACGTCTTGAGGCTGAAGAAGCCAGCGGGCAGCTAGGGCTTCCTTCCTTGCCAACATAGACATGGCGTCTTCAAGGACATTAGCCATGTCATCTGGCCTAACACTAATCTGCTCTGACTTGACCTGTGCCTCTGCCGCACTCCTGAACTGGCTGCGGGTCATGCCATAGACCAATTCGGTTAGGCCCACCCGTTTGTCAAACATCTCGGATACGGCTTGTATGATCTGCCATATATCCGGGGTGACCTGCGGCATCTGGAAGACATTCACAATGTCCCCGACAGACCGGCCAAGGGTTTCAGATAGCTCAATCAGGGAGAATCCGTTCTCTTCGTGCTTGAGAATCTGGTCTTTGATGTCATCGCCCGCCGCCTTCGCAACACCCACCATGGTCTTGCAGGACACCATGATCCGGCCTGCCAAGAAGCTCATGGCCCAGTTCAGGAACTTCAGTTCACTGAGACCCGGCTTCAGGTGAGAGATGGGCCAGATGTACCCCGGTTTGCGGTGGAACTGGAGCGGGGTGAATGGCCAGCCGTTGAGGTCGGCGTAGTAGGGGATCGGCCAGCGGCTCTTGGTGAAAAGGCTGTTGGGCAGCCCAGACTCGTCGGGCTCCTCAAGTGCGATTTCCTTTGGGCAATTCAAGGGGAAATCAACACCCTCGGCCACCACGACATAGCAATTCTGACCAAGGGCATCGAACATCCCTGCAAACTCTTTGGGGAATCCCTTGAGCGTGTGGCCAAAGCCCGTCTTGGACCAAATCTTCCAGTAGACGCACAGGTCGTTGGTCTTGCCGTTCCGCTTCTTTGTTTTGTAGTCCCGGTCTTCTTCTTGGGAGCGGGCCACAAAGCTCTCAAGGTGCCCCTTCAAGTCTTCTTTGTTCAGGCCGTACTGCTTTGCCACCTCATCGACCGGGTGAACGCAGCGGCGGGCACACCACAGGATGTCTTCCTGCTCGTCCGCATCAGGGTCCATCAAGAGGTTGTCTACCGAATCACAGAAAGAGCCGATAATCCCAAAGGTTTGGCCGTCTTCTGAGGCAGGCAGCTCAACCAATTCCGTCCACCACACCCCCATGCCTTTGATAATGCCTTCATCTACAGCTTTTTTGGAGTGTTCCTTGAGGTTCAACTCGACAGGGCTGTAGTTCAGGTACGTCTCCATAAGAGAAGCAACGGTCTCCCGCTGCCGCTCCATGGTTCCGATCTGCTGAGAAATCTGGACGTACTGATCCACCCTAGGGTCCGGCATGGGCTGCCCGGTCATGGGGTCCATCTGCGGCGGCTGGCTTGGATCAATGCCCAAAGACTCTGGTGGGATTGGCGGGAAGGTCCTTGGGGTGACAGTCCGCACCGGATTGCGGTGGTAGATGACTGAGCCAAAGAGCTTGACCGCTTCAAACACCTTGTTCAGGCTCATCTTGAAAGACGGCGGGGCAATCTTGGAGTAGTTGCCAGCCGACCTGCCGTCCTGCTTCCAGAACCAGTCTCCTGAACCATCAAAGAAGTTCATGCCTTCTTTGGCGTCATCCGTGAAGGGCTTTTTGTGCTTCTCTGCCTGCTTGAGCTTGGACAGCCAAGAGGTCGAGATGGCACGAAGGGCGTCCTCCATCCGCTTCTGCGGAATGACATCAGGCGGCGGGGCCTCAAAAGGGCCAGAATCTGACCCCTCCGAAGGAAGCTCTGGCTGGAGGTTTTCGTTCATCTACCGGCCCCCGTATCTGCGGCAACACACCCACATCCCATTGCTCATTTTGGCATAACCGACATCAGAGTCAGGCATCCCACTATTGGCGTAGCAGCAGTTCCGGTAGGCCCCTTCCCGGGTGCTGCCCATACCAAGCCCTTCGTACCCACGGTTGCCGCCCATATGAGAAAGAACCCCACTGCGGGCACAGGCTTCAGCCACCCCCTGTGCCGTGGAGTTGTCTCCTGACACAGGCTGGGAGTAGCTGTAGCTGGAGCGGGAGGATTGGCGGCGGGGCCAAGCGTGGGCTTCCACCGTCCAGTTGAAACACATCGTGGAAACCGTAGCTGCGATCAGGAACCGATTCATAAAAGTCTCCAATTCATTTATGTACGGATTAAACCTCGGACGCTCATCCACCCTTCTTGGCAGCCTCAATCTTTGACTTGGTAAGGAGGGTCTGAAGCTCCTTCAGGGCACGGGTGCTTGGGTGGAAATCCCAGCAGCCCCAGCGTCCCCACGCCTGTGCAGTCTCACTCTCTCGCCAGAACGGATCGTCCTTGTGTCGGACAGAGGGCTTCTCAATAAAGCCAGCTTCTTCCGCAAAAATCAGGACTTTGACCGTCTGCACACCCGGCTTCGTAGAAACCCAGCCCATAGAGTGGGCGTCAGGGGAGAACGGGTTGTCATAGAAAAGGACGAGATCACCAATGCCCACTTCGGGCATCTTGAAGTCTGCCATAAAGCCTCCAGAGAAACGGGTCTGTCAACCACAGACACCATCTTCCAGAGGGAACCCCCGTACAAAAGGGGCTTTTGTGCGACTATGCGATGTAGACTTCAGTGTAGGAGTTTGGGGCTAAGTAAATAGTATTGGACTTGCCCTGCTCCTTATCCCTTCTGGCTTTCCAAGAGACGTACCAAGGAACTTCTGCCACAACCTCAGGCCTGTGGTATTGGGGATCGTAGGCCATCAGGTATCTCAGGCAGTCCACTAGGTGAAACTCGCCGCGCTTGTTGGGCTCATCGGTCACAACCGAAGTCCCAGCCACGTTGATAGTCTTTTTCTTGTACCGCTTCAGTTCCCGCTCAAAATTGGGCATGCGGCTTCTGACATACCGGAACCTTGGGGTGCCCTCTGGCCTGATGTGCATGGACATTCGGACTGCCTGAAGTCCACCCTGAATGTCATCTGAGCCGGGAATGAAGCTAGCCCCGGTGACTTTTGACCTCACCCCGAGGGCAGAAAGCTGCTCCGAATACTGTTCTTGAGGGGATTTGCCTGAGCCAATATCGGTCAGGCGGGCACCATGGGCGTCAATTAGGAAGGCGTAAAACTTCTTGCCCTGCACCTTCTTATGAAACTCAGAGGCAAATATGGTGGCGTTGCAGTTCCTTATGTAAAGCTCGTCGTAGCACACGATCCGGTCTGCCCCGGGGGGGACGGCTGCGAACAGGACTGCGGTTACGGCATGCCCCGGGTCCACGACGGCATATCGACACCAGTCATCCGGTATCTCCCCACCCTCAATCGTGGATAGATCAAACCCATGGATGGACGGGTTAAAGTTGGGGTAGACCAGAATGGAGTCAATGACGAACTCGCCCTCAGACCTCTGCCTGAGAACGTCATCCCCAATGGCCGACCATCGCTCAATGGCCTTACGCTTTTCGTCGCTGTCGATGTGAGGATTGTCCAGAAACCTTAGGACGAACCTCTTTATGTCCTTTGTGTCTCCGACCTCCTCTGCCTTGTCTGCTCTTTCGTTCAGGCCAAGGAGTGCCTCATTCTTGCTATGGGGCATTGCAGACCAGCAGAAGAGCCCTTTTCTGTCGGCAAGGCGGGCTTGCATTTCTGGAACCCATGCCTCGTTGTTAAGGTCTTCATCTATATGCACTCTGTCCGCTTGAAATCCTTGGGGTGGATCACCTTCCGAGGAGAAGCAATAGATAGTCCAGCCATTAACTAGCTCGCAGGAGTTCAAGTAGCCTGCGGACTTCAGCACCCACGAAAAGCTCTTGACCATCCGGGGCGGGATCAGCGGCGGTGCAGGCTTGGCTTCCTTCAGCCTGTCGGCGTCGGCCACCGGATCGAAGGCTCGGAACTGGTTCGTCTCCTTGTCCCTGATGATCTTGAAGGCCCCGGCCTTGAACAAATAGGGCACTACCACTAGACCGATGTGCTTCCAGTTCTGGCCTACGATGACGAGGTTCCCGCCCTCTTTTCTGTACTTTCCTTCTACGGGATGGGTTCCAGTTGCGGCCCATGCGTCCTCTATGAATGAGCAGAGTGACTTGCCCGATCTATTTCCACCAAGCACAAGTGTTTCGCTGGACTTGCACTCATGAAACTCCCTCTGCCTCGCGGTTGGCTTGTATAGCCTCAAGGCTTCTATTCGCCTCTCCGATAGCTCGCTCTGCAAGCTCTTCAACTCGTCCCGCTGGAAGCTCGAAATGCTCTGGACCGTTGGCAGCGGCGTTGGTGGAATCTGGCTTGTTTTCTTCTTGGACATCTATGTGCCTCACATTTCCGTAGGTCAGGACAGCCTGTCTGAGCCGCTGGTCGATCTCTGCCTCTAGCTCTTCTTCTGAGTAGAGGTCGATGGGCTTCTTTGCCCCACCCTGCTCGGTGTTCTTGGAGGCCAGCCGGACAACCATCTCCAGCAGGGAATTACGCATCCGGCTGCCGGGTGGGGACTCAAAGTATTGCTTCATCACCAAGCTGGCAAATCCATTGGCACCACCAAAGTAGTGCATGATTCCTTCCAGAAGCTCTGCCGTGTGGGGGATGTTAGTCCCGCCAGAGACAGTCCGAGAGAGGTAGGTGCCGATGGCGTTCCTTTCCATCCGCTCCATCTGTGCCTGCTGCTTGAGCTTGACCTTGCAGGGGCGGCACACCCACTGATAGTTGTGCTGAGTCCCGACAACCCGAGGGAAGTGCTTCGTGGTAAGCGGCTTCACCTGCTTGCAGTTGTCGCACTGCCTTGTCTGATCCGGCGGCTTTGGTGCTTCGCTCATCGGTCTAGCTGCTTAATGGATGCGATCATTGGCCCCATGGCCATTTCAATGTCGTTCTGGGCTCGCCTTTTGGCTGCAACCTCAGGGTCAGCACCGGCAAGCTGGGCTTCCTCAATCTGATTCCTGAGGGTCATTGCCTTTGCGTTCTTAATAAGAATGCTGGCCATGCTGGGGCCTTGGAGGTAGTCGGATGCAGGGTCACCAAGCGGGTCTGCCCCTAGGCTGTCGGACAGGTTCGATCTCTGTCCGGTAGTCCTGAAAATAAAGTCCTCAAGGTCCTCCCGGGCCATCTGACCGCCGGAAGAGGCTCCGCGAAGGGCCCTCAAAAGCCTGCTCATTCGTGCCCTCCTAAATCCATGATTCAACGATGACTGCCATTGCGATTCCGAGGGCGAAGGCAACGACAAGTACAAGATGCTTTGTGCGGTAGATTCTGCCGACCATCAGCCACCCCCGGGATCAATGGGCCTGATACTGGCCCGCTCGCCCTGCGGCAGCAGCCTCTCAAGCCTTTTGACGCAGCTATCAATCTCTTTGAGCCGGTCTTCCATGCGGTCCAGCTTACCGCCATTGGCCTCTGCAATAGCCTTGATGTTGATCCGCAACTCGTTTGTAACTTCCGAGAGGGTCTTGTTGGAGTTCTTAACTTCCTCCACAAGCTCGACATACTTCAGCGTGATGGGCTTGATTACCTCGGAGTAGCCCATGTAGCAGACTACGCAGAGTATAGCCGTGGGTAGGCCAAACTTTTCGATGTAGCGGGCCAGCGTGTCGGAAGAGGCGGGGGGCGGGGCGACTTCTGTCATCTGCGGAAAATCCCCCGTCTTGGTGAACTTTGGTAGGACTGCCCAGAGGTTGGGCACTGCCCGTTGGGGCATGAACGAATTGTCGGCGCAGGTGGCCGGATGACCGGAGCAGACCTGACCTCGGAGTTGTGCAGGTTGTCGTGCATCGCTTCTAGCTGCTCCCGCGTCTGGCCGTCCACGCTCACTCCATGCACCCGGCGAAGGTGGTCAGCCAACTCAAATGTTGAGTAGTTGTTTTTCCCCTCGACATTCCACTGAGGGCCGGGACTGCGAATAACCTGAGGAACCGGCATTGGGCTACGAATGGCCTGAGGCCCGGGGACCGGCGTTGGCATAGACGGCACTATGACCGGCGGGGCAATCACCTGAGGGGTGGCACCGAAGCTGGGGGCACTAGAACTGACCTTGCCAGTCCCACCACAGCGACCACATTCCATGAAAACAGTTCCATCTCCGACCTTGCCAGAACCATCGCACTCAGGACAGACCCCCGGGCGGGATGGCCCATCCGGCTTGCACGGCGTGGGTGGCACAGCCGTGGCAACAAGGTATGCCTCGTAAGCCGCAAGCCGACGAAGCTCCCCAACCGGAAGCCCGAAGGCAGCCCGGGGAAGAGCCAGCAACAGCAGGGCAAGCAGGAGGTGCCGCATCCTAGATCAACCCCCCAAGAGCCTCTCCCCAGCTTGGGAGCTTCATCGCAGGGAACCCGTTGACAGCACTGACCGCATAGCAATCACGGCCAGACACATCAGACCACTTGGCCCAGAATGAACCCTTGGGGATTTGGGGGATAGCAGAGTTACCTTGAACAACCCTACTCCCGCTGATCCAAGATTCTCCCCAAGAATTGAGGACGCAAATGAGAGGCTCGCCGTAGTTCTTGTGGGCCCACTCGGTGTCATCGCAGGCCACATAAGCCATCGCGTGACTCCATGACCCCTTCCTGCGAGCAACACCATTGGCATCACGGACAGAATCAAAGCCTTGGCTGCCACAGGTGGTCACGGCATACCCGCTGGCTATGGCATCCCTGATCTGCTCAAACTTGCTGATCCGGCTGTAGCTCAAGGTGCAATGCTCGTTCAACTGCTTGCGGATGTCATCCGGGGGACGCTTGCTGCCCCACTTGTGAGCCACGTTTTCGTTGTAGACGGTCAGGTCAAAGTCCAGTGGGCCCGGGTACTTGGCACAGACAACAAGGCCAATGCTGTCCTTGGATCGTGCCACTGCCTCTGAGCAGCTCCACCCGTCCCCACCGTGATCTCTATTCCAATAGACCGGGCTCGGATGGAACACCATGCCGTACTTGTAGACCTCATCAGGTACATCAGGCCACGTTCCTTGGCCGTTCTTGGCAGCCACAGCAAGAGAGCCCATGGCGGCATGAGTCTGCGAGCGGGAAACACAGTCTCCACAGGGCTGTGACTTGGAGCCGTGGAAGAAGTCATCTCGACCGGCCACATCCCACACGACAGGGTAGATAAGCGAGAGCTTGCCCTTGCCACCGTCCTCTAGGCCAAAGTCCCTGAGCATGTCCTCGCCCTTGCCGAACTGCTGGGACTCCACCGCTTCGGCACCATCGGGGTCATAGATGGCACCCTCAAAGCCGCTGGAGTAGGCAGACGCACACTCCTCTGCCGACTTGAACACAGCCGGGGGAGGAAGCTCGTTGTTAGCAATCCGCTCTTGGAGGGTCTTGAGTCTGGCCATCACTTCACCGCCTTACTCATTTCAAGGAGAGACTGAATGAACTTATCTCGCTCGGTCGGGCTCATGTCTTTGACATCAGTCCCCAAGACCTCCTCCATGATCTTGGAAACCTCCGTCACCACCGATGGATACTTTGCAGAGGGCTTGTAGATGCCGTTGTAGTCAAACTGGAGCAGGCCAACCACGAAGTCCTGAGCTACGTTCGTTGGCTTAATCAGACCCTTGCTGTCAGCCATTGCCATGTCGTACCCGGCCTTAAACCCACCAGACAAAGCATCCCTGTCCTCTACGGTCATTGGACGAGAGGACTGGTGCAGCGACTGATACGGGCCTGTGTATGGCGGCACCGGCTCAACCGGGACTGGCTTTGGCTCGTCCGGCTTGGGGTTGTCTGGGGGTTTCTGGCTCTGGAAGTACAGAAGCAGGCCACCGACAACTATTGCCACTCGGAAAAGATCGCCACTGCCCATTTCAACATCCCTTCTTGGATGCCACCTTGTCGGCGTGGCCATGAGAAGGCTCGCCAGAAATCATCTCGGTAATGACCACATCACAAGCCTTGACGGCATCGACAAGACCTCGCCGCTCGCAGTATTCCCTGACCTCAAGCTGTCGGTTGACCCAGTTGGAAACGGGCTCCTCTGGCTTGGGAGGGGCACAGCAAGGGCACGATGAACAGGAAGGGCTGGGTGCTGGTGCCGTTCCTGCGGCGGCGATTGCTGCCTTAATCTTGGGCCAAAACAAAACAACGACCGCACCAGTAACAATCAAAACCTTGTCCATGTTCTTGATAATCAACTCAAGCATTTAAGTGCGCCTCCAAAAAACAAGAGCCGCAGGGGTGACCCACGGCTCTTGTCGCAATGACTCGGACCTCCAGTGTCACCCACCGTGACAGGATGACTTTGCAGCCTTGGCCGACCTTACCTCAGCCTTGGCTTCCGCACGGGCCTCAATGGCTTCCGCACGGCAATCCAGTGCAGCCGCACGGGCCTCAGAGCGGGCAGCACGGGCTTCCAGCCGCCGGGTCGAACGACGCGACACAGACCGGCTGGCAGACTTGCTGGCAGACGATCCATGGCAACCACTCGACTCAGCCTGAGCCTCAGCACTGCCGTGGCAGGAGCTTGAAGCAACGTCAGCTACGTCAGGGGCAGAGCCAGCAAGGGCAACGCCAACAAGACCCGCAAAAACTACCGCAGAAGCAATCAGGATGTTCTTGTACATGGATTCCCTTAAGGATATAGGTCTGGCGGGACAGCAGCTTCTTGCCACCATCCCGCCAGACCAATGCTGAAAGTGAACTACTTCGACTTGGTGGACTTGGATACCGGATCAGCAGCAGGGGCGGGGTCCGGCTCGACGGGAGGCTCTTCACCACCAGCCGACACCGGAGCGAGGGAACCACCATCAGCCGCCACATTGGTGAGCGTCCGAACCTTGCCCAAGACAACAGCCGAGATAGCTACACCAATCGAAGTGCCAGCCGCACCGACAGCCGCAGTACCACCAGCACCGATACCCACCAGCGCACCGGGAGCAAAGGTGGCCGAGGTCATGATGGCAGTCGGACCCGAGGTCACCAGCCAGAAGATGTCACCATTGGCAACACCCGAGGCCGGAAGATACTCGTCCACAACCCCAATCGGGGCATTTGCAATAGCAGTCGCCGCACCGTCTACCTCAGTGAGGATGGCCGACTTCTTAAATTTAGCGACCGTTCCCGGCAGCAGAGCCGCCCCCGAAGTGTTGCGAACCGCGACACAGGTGACAAGCCGGTTGCTCAGAACGATGCCCGTGTTGGTAGTACGGGGATCAACGTCCGAGAACACCTTCACCGAGCCGAGGTAAGACGTACCGTTGCGGGGGTCAGCCGCAGCAGAGGAACTTTCGTAGCCAGCGTACCGCCCCGGACCAGCGAGTGCGGTCTGGCCACGACCGAACCAAGGATCAGAATTGTGAATACTCATGGGTCTGTGCTTTCCTTATGGGTCTTGGGATCAGGCGATGGCCTGCAACTTGAAGAAGTTGCGTGGGCTAACAAACTTAAGGTTGGCTAATACGGACACGACATACCGATAAGCCTGGGTATCTTCGTTGTAGAAGGGGCCTTCGGCGGTCATCAGGGAACCCTCCATGCAGCGGAGTTCCATGTTGGCAATGGACAAGCCGTATCCGCAGCCGGTTGGCACTGCGTATTCAGTCGAAATATCCACACCGTCCTGCTGGAATACGTCCTTAAAGCCGTAGCTACGAAGACCCTCGTTGTTGTTGGCAAGGATGCGTTCCTTGCTGTCCAACTTGTTCATGTAGTCGATGTACAGCTTCCGATCCAAGATAACCATGTCGATCTGGCTAGCCTTGGTGTCATTGCGTTTGGCCTGCTGAATGCCCTCGCGGACAGCCTGAACGCACTGATCCTTCCATGTGTAGCTATCAGTGCCCGACTCGTCCTTACCCTTGAAGTAGCGACTTGTATAGTTTACTACGATAGGACTATAGAAGTCGTACTCAGGATCGGCCACGCCGTTCGGCCACGATCCCTGAAGCTGCGAACCAGCCACAGCACCAAGGCCAGTGTTGATGCCAGCGTAGACATCCGCAGGCCAGCCAAACGGGTCATCGGGGCTGGCAACACGCTTGGTGCCGTCAACGACATTAACAGTGCCATCAACGGCACAGAAGCTCTCAAGGCCGTGGAATCGAAGCTCGTTACCGGCGAGATTGCCGTCGATCCAGACTTCCTTGGCGAGATGCTGCTCCATCGACTCCTGAAGCCGACTAGCCATCTTGCCTGCAACATTAATCAGGGCCTGCTGGCCACGGTTCTCAAGCATCTCGCGCTTGTAGATCGAATCTGTTACCTGATAGCCACGGTAAGGGAGATTGGCATCGACCCACAGGTTCTGACGGGCAAATACTCGGGGAGTCTCGCCATTGTTTCCCGTCACAGGCTGGTTCCGATAACGAACCTGCCAGTTGAGGCCAAGGCCTCCCTGATTCATGATGACATTGCCAGAACCTTCCAGAGCCGCGAATACCTTAAACTTGCGGAAGGTGTTTAGCTCTTCCTCACGCAGGTAATTGGTAATGGTCGTGCCAATGCTACGGGCCCAGTCAGTCGAGCTTGCCATCTAAGCTATCCTTTCAAATGAAGCCTCGGGAACTAGCGTCGTCCCTTAGCATTTGTTCAAAGGTCATCTTGGGCTTTGGTGCCCGAATGTCGTTGTTTGCTGTTCCCGCTGAACGGCTTGGGTTTCTTGAGGCCTCTCGCCTCAGGTACTGCATGTTCTGCTGGGCCACATCCGGCTGCCGGGGCTGTGCTGGCGGTTGCGGGGCTGGTGGCCTTGGGGCCTGAGCCTGCTGCGCCATGAACTGCTGTGCCGACTGCTGAACCCGACCCTGATACTGCTGCTGCTGATCGAACTGTTGAGCAAGCATGTCCCTCTCGGTCATAGCGACGGCATATTCCCAACGGGCTTGGGGACCGTTGATGCCCTTGTCTCTTGCCTGCTCAATATATTTATGTACGAGCAGACCCTCCGGTGTGACATTGCCAGTTTCTTTATCGAAGAGCCAATCTTTGTTTTCTTCTTCCACAGCGGAGACAAAGCTCTCGTTGTCCTTCTGCTCCATGGTCTGCTGGAAGATTTCCTGAGCCTGCTTGGCTGCAAGGTCTTGGACCATGGGGCCGAGGGCCTGCTCCGGGTTCTCTAGGAACTTGCGGGCAAAGTCGGCTTTGTACTGCTGGTATTCGATAAGGGCATGGCGGGCGTCCAGCGGCGCGCTGGGGTCAATGACATCACGACCGTCCTCGTCTTTGGTGAGATACCGCTTGTAGCCCTCTCGGACTTCGGGAGGGTTCCACCACTTGGCCTTTTCGGGCTGGGGTGCTGCGGGAGCCCGCTGGGCCTGAGCTTGGGACTGCTTCCAAGCCTCAAACTCACGGCGGTTGGAAAGAAACTCTTGGGCGTAAGGGAGGACCTGCTGGTACTGAGCAAGTGCCTTAGAGGCTACCTTCTCACGCTCCATGGCCTGATAGAGGCGGGCGGCGATAGCTCGGTCATCTTGCCCTTGGAACTCGGGCAGGGTCTTGAACCGATCCCAATACCCCACTTGCTGCTGGGATTGGGGTGCCGATTGGTAAGAGGGCTGCGACTGCTGGGGAGCGGATTGAGATTGGCTTGGTGCCGGGGAAGAAGGTGCCTCGGGTGCAGGACTAGAAGAGACATCCGGCGAAACATCAGCGAAATCGTCAGCCATAAAACCTCCAGTAGTTAAGGACTACCAGAGAGTCTTGGGAGCGTTACTGTTTTCCGTAAGGGGCTTTTGGCTCACCTGAAGTAGACGGGCTTGTCGGCTTGGCCGGGAGCATTCTTCTTCCAATCATCTAGCTGCTTACGGGCTTCGGTCTGTTCGGATAGCTTTTTGTTGTAGCTTTTCATGAACTCATCCTGCGATTGCTCCCTTGGCTTGCCATCCGGCCCTTGTTCGTAAAGGTCAGTTCTGGCAAGGTTGCCCGAGCTAAAGATATTGCTTGGAACGCTATCCATCAGATTCTTATCACTCGCGTAGACGCCGCCCTGAATCCCTGCGAAAAGCGGCCCTTCTTCTGGGCCGATCACATTGCCAACAGTGGCACCCGCCTTGCTGGCTGCCTTGCCCGCCCTAGCGGCATTCTTGGTGTAGACAGACGCCAGCCTAGGGAGGGTTGTGACTGCTTTAGTTGCCTTTGCTGCGGCGGCAGGCATGGACCCGGCAAGCGACACACCACCAGTAAGCAGCGCGGCTAGGAGTGTCGGAGGGTCTGCCATGTTTTCGACAAACTCCCTCGTCTTTGAGCCAAAGAACGATGGGTAAGACCCGGTGCGTTCTCTCTCAGCGAAGTCGTATGATATGGGCAGCATCTTGTCTGCCATTCCCTTGACTTGTTTGTAGGCGGCTTCCCTTTCCTCAAATCCACGGGGATTGCCGGGGAGAAGTGGCGAGACTGCCTTGGATGCTTCTTGGGCCTCTCGAAGCTCCCGGGTGTGGGTGTCCGCATCTTCAAGGGTGTCTTTGTCGTGGGTGAGGTATTGGAGCTTCCGCATGGTCGGATCAAGGACGTTGTTCATGACCCGGCCAGTGAGGTATTCCGGGTTGTCCATGTGCCCAGCCCATCCAGACTCACCGAATTTCTGGTCACGGGTGCGATTAAATTCAGCGGCGGCGCGATCCTGAACGGCACTTCTGGACACCCTCATTGGGCCAGAGGGCGAGCCGTAGTTGTAGGTGCTTGGCTCGGACTCCGGGGAGTCGTGTGATTTAACTAGCCCTTGAAGGAACTGGGAGCGGCGGTCAATTTCTTGAAACTGACGATGGCCGGGAGATAGCTCGCGGAACTGCGGGAGCCGCCCCGCCTTGTCCACATCGTCTTGGCTCCAGCCCCTGCCCTCCTGTCCTGCAAGCATGGCCTTTCTTAGTTCTTTAGCAGATAGCCCAAATGGCTTAGGAGTCTCATCCCAAAAAGTCGCTGGGTCATCCATCGACTCTAGGTCGGTGTCTGGGTGCCCGATGTCCACCAGCTTGGCAAAGTCACTAAGCTGTTGCCTCTGGTGGTCGTTTTGCGGGCCGTCCAGAAGGGCAGCCATGATGGCCTGCCGGTCGATCTTTTCGTTGCCGAACTGACCGGCCCGCTCAATTTCTCGGATGACGGCTTCGTTGACGGCAGACTTGGCGTCGAGCCTAGGGTCCATTACTGATCCTCCCCTTGACCAGCGGCCATTGCGGCGGGGGCACCAAGCATCCCAAACCTAAGCATCATGCGAAGCCACTTCTTTTTCCCATCTGGGTCTAAGGAGTGGTAAATGGACTTCTGCATCAGCAAGAGCTTGTTGTATTCCTCTGGCTCAAATGTCGGGTGTGGCAGCCTCTTGCCGTAGTCATCGGGGTGTGCGATGTCGCTGTCCATCAAGGACTTTTTAAGAAAAGCCTTCTCGTTACCGGCTTCTGCAAGGGTGCTAAATCCATGCCTCTGAAGCGACCTGTTCTTGAAGACTAGGCCATTTGCCCTCATCTCGTAGGGCCGCGTGTAATACCGGCGAGCAAGATTTTCGTAGACGGAGGTTGCGCCTCTTGGCCCAAGGAATGGCGTGTCCCCAGTTGTTGGGTCTAGGTCATATCCATGCTCGTCTGCCGCTTGTGCAAGGAGTTCTACGAATTTTTCTTCTGGTGCGCTCGTTAGGTGCTGACCCCAGACATCTTGGTCATCAACGTCCCGGTAGCCGATAGCTTTGCCGTCAACGAACGGGGAGGCGTCACTAACCCCATGTCCAGCCAATTCGTGGACAATCATTCCCGGGCCATCATCGTCTTTCGCCCAGACCGATATGTCGTGGCCCGGGAAAATGCTGCCATTGTCTTCGGCTGGGCCTGAATGTCTGGAAATGTAGATGGGCCTGTCAAAATGCTCCTCGCCACCCCGCGAGTGCATATTGGGAGTCGTTTCATCGTGGTGCGGGACAGCCAGCCTAATGCCGTGCTTGGGGTGATTTTCTATGCTGGGGCCATTGCGCTGAATAAAGTTTCGGGCCTGCTCGTTTGCCCTGTCCCTTCCAAAAAAGCTCGTCAGGCTGTCGTAGGGAGTGGTCTTTCCGATAGACGCACTTCTCCTAACGCCGTCCCTTCCAGTGAAATCAGCCGGATAAAAAGCAACGTCAGACAGGCCCGTCCACTTGGGGAGTGATTGGTCGGGCTGGGATCGTGCTTGGGCTGCTTGGTACACCGATTCTGACTCGGCCTTGGAAGCGTCGTAGGCTACTGTCGTATCTGCAAAGTCGCTGATTGTGGGATTGTCTGGATCGGCATGGGGGCCGCTCTGGTCGAACAGGCTGTTCTGGACAAGAGTGTTGTTGGCGTCGAGGTCTAGGTGCGGCATCGCAGGGTCGTTAGCCTTTGCTCCAAGCCCTGCAAGGAGCTTGCTCACCCGTGGCGAACGCGCCTGCTGTGCCGGGTTGGTCAGGCCAGACAGAAGCTGGCGGGCTGGCGGCTTGACGTGTGGCTTAGGGATAGTGGCCATCGGCTAGCCTCGGATATTCTGCTTGGGCATATATCCCTGACCTGTAAGTGGGTTTTTATGCCACTGCACGGGGGCGTTCAGGTCACTGTCAGGGGGCAGCGTGGGCTGGGGCTGGGGAGCCATGGAGTCGCTGAAGTCCTGCTGGATGCTGTCGTGCAGGCTTCCAGAGGGCTGGCCATAGGGAGAGGGCGGGGCTGGCGGTCGAGGTGCGGAGCCACCAATGTCAATGCCCTTAGCCTGCATGGCACGGATTCGATCTACAGCGGACATGGGCATGGTTCAGTCTCGCATCAGGATGTCGAGGTAGTGGAAAAGCAGGAAGACGGCTAGGAGAAAAGGGGTGAACAGCTATTTCCTCCTGCCAAGCAATTCCATCAGGGCTAGCACGAAGAACACAACGAGGCAGACCAGCCCTATGACGATGGCCACGAAAGCCAGTGATGCTAGGAAGAGACTGCTCATACCTCATTTATGTACCGGAGATGGGTCCGGTGAGGCGTTCCAGTAGCTTGCGGAGCGTATCGGCGTGTATCCCGTCAGGAAAGTTCGCATACCACTCAATCGCCTCCCGCTCCGCGTCGGTGAGAGTGGGTGCGAAATACAGAGGGGCCAGCGGCAGTTCCATGCCCGTGTCACCGAATCGGCACTTGTCGGCCAGTTCGATGGCCTCGTCCTTCTGGTGGGCAGCGAACGCTTCGTATACCGAGACCTTGCTTGGGGGGCCGATGGTGACAGCCCACGCCACCGGCTCGTTCTCTGATCTGGAATCTGGAACGCTACACTCTCCCTGCTCCGTACCCTCCGCTGGTGTACCGTTTCGCGGCTGTGTAGGGTTCGTTTTCGCAGGCGAGCCGATAGGCTGTGACCTATCAGATTCGCCCTCTTTGATAGCCTTTGCGCTATCAAACTCAGGCCGCAGCCGGATGAGCCACTGCCGCAGGATGTCCTTGTCCCATCCGTTCGCCACCCGGCCCATTACAACAACGAACTCCAGTGCGTCGATCTCGGCGTCGCTTGGTGTATTGCCGGTGCCGCTGCCATCCCGACTAGCAGCACCCGGGGTTCCCCCGTTTGCTGACACCGCATTTGGCGGACGTTCGTCGGGCAAGTCGGCTTTCGCTTCCGGCACAGCGTCATGATTCGCTTGCTGGGCCACCAGATTGGCTCTAGCGACCGCATAGGCAGTGTCCCAAACTTCGGACACGGGCTTCTTGTCAGTCATTTCAGCCTCTTAGCCAGTGCCCGCAGCGAGGCAGCTTCCTTCTGGTACATCCGCTGATCCAGCCAGTTGGCCGCAAGGAGGATGTTCAGCCGGTCTTCCTCGGCAATGGTCCGCTCCACGGTCTCTTCCGGTACGGGGGCAGGGGCTTTCTTGGAGAACAGCCACGACAGTCGCTTCTTCTTGTCAGTCATTTGTCAGTCACTTTCGTAGTCAGTTTGTGTCTTTGCCAATAATCGCCCGAATCAACATGCACACCACCCAGACGCTGCCGGTAGCCACCATTGCGGTCAGGCTCACGGTTATCACCACGGAACAGAATTGCAGGATTGCAGAAGTCACAGTCGGGTCCTTTCGTGTTGTGTCGCCATATACAGCGATGTCTACTAACTCTCGGGAATTACGCATTTTTTGGTTTTGGGAGCCTCGGCCAATCCGGGTGCTTACCGGCACACGCCCTGAGCCATTTCGCCGTTATTGCCTTAAACGGGCAGGGAGGGACCTGCTTGGAGTGAAGCTCCCGGTAGGCCGCAATGATCTGCTCTTGAGTCATCCCCGCCGCCCAATAGGCGGTGGAGGGTGCCGCGTGTTTGCCGCCGCTCATTGGCCCCACTCCTGAAGAAGGTCCTTGAGTGCCTTCTTAGGTCCGGGCGGTCTGCCCACTCTGCCTTTGTGGATTGGTGCCCCGGCGCTGCGAATCCACTTTCTTACAGTAGGTGCCGAGAAGCCCAGCTCTTTGGCTATGTCCGTTACCGTCTTTCCTTCTGTAGCCAGCTTGGCAATAAGGACTTGGCTGGCCGGATCGACCTCGCCGCCTTGCTTGCGGGGGGTCTTAAGAATTGCGGGCACCTCTGGGCACTCTCCCCTAGCCAGTGCCGCCTCGTATTCAATCAAGGCCTCTCGGTTGCGGACATACGCCGCATGGGCCTCTTCCGGTGTCGAGAATGACCCTAGGTGGTAGCTCTTTCTCTTGTAGACAGTTGTCGAAATATACGGGTTTTTGCGACTGTCTCTTTCAAAGAACACGCCCACAGGTAAGCCGCTCTTCTTGTCCGACTGACCCCGGTTGTTGAGTGCCTGAAGGGAAAGGGTGGCAGCCCTGAGATTGCAGACCCGGTTGTCGAGCCTGTTGCCATTGATGTGGTCAATGCTGCCGGGAACCGGAAGGCCGTATTCAAGCTCCCAGATCAAGCGGTGCATCTGGCACTTGTGCTTCACCTTTCCGGTAATCGGGTCTCGCTGGGTGCTTCTGGCATAGCCGTGGCAAATCTGCCAGCTAATCACAGACAAAGCGGAATAATGCCGCTCGTCGTAAATAGCCCCGGTGTCTCGCAGGTGCATTCGTCTCTCCTTGTGGGCGAGACTTCAACCTGCCAATGGGAACACGAAACCGTAAGGGGCTTTTGTAACAATCCCATTCTGTCAAAAAAACCAAGGCATGGTCGTGACCTACACACACAGGGGCGCGGGGGGGGTGGGCGGGCCTCTCTTAAAGACCTAGATAGCCTTACAAACCTAGGTATTTAGAGTCGTTCATATCGCATCGAACAGAATGCCGGTTGTAAGTCCTTTCCTAGTATAGGGTTATGACAACCTTACAATCCTTCCCTCCTTACTGATGATTCCCCAGAGTAAGACCTAGGGCAGCCTGTCCCTCTTCTGTCCTATCTGGGGTTAGAGGTTCTTCTCCCCCTCCTAAAGCCCTCCCCCAAAGTCTGGCCGGTCTGGCTCGGCAAGGGCTTGGTTCGGCTTTCCTCGCGTAGAGAGTCTTTACGCACGGGCAGGGGTTTCCGAAGGAAACCGAGGGGCTGTGGTTTGGTGTTCGTTTTGCCGCTGCTGGCAATCGACAGTTCCCTTCCCTTCCTCTGGAGTGCTTCTCATGGATCACTGGGATTTGGTTTGGGCTGAACTCAACAAGGAGTTTCCCTTTGAGATGGCTGACTTGAGCTACTGGATTGATTCTTGACCTCCCGAAGGGAGGTGAGGGGCTGAGGTTGGTTGTCGGTTTTGTTCGATTTACACACTTTCCACAAGGAACGTCTTATGTCCAATGCTACTCTCGACTGCTCCAAGTAT